ATCGTGGGGATACACCTTAGATCTTCCAGGTGAGCTTGGTGTTTATTATAAGGGAAAGGAACATGGCTAATGATGTACAAGTTGGAGGAAATCATTACACCTCTAAGTCTGTGCAGCCTTGGGAAGCAATGGAGTCCTGGATGTCTGAAGAGGCATTTAAGGGCTACATCTGGGGTAATGTAATCAAATACATGGCAAGATGGGAAGACAAAGGCGGTGTTGAAGATCTGAAAAAGGCTCAACACTATCTTGACAAACTCATCTCTATAGTGTAAAATAGTAGGTTCGCATCGGAAATGATCACGATTGAAGAACTCAAAGAAAGACTGATGCAATTAGACGAGACACTGCTTGTGGAGCGTCTTGAAATAACATCAGAAGACATAGTGAATAGATTTTCTGATTTTATAGAAAACAATTATCAAGACCTTATCGGAGAATTTGATGACTCAACACCTTGGGATAACGATTGACTATGAACGGGATTCTCGCCTCAGTGAACAAGCAATTACGCTCATGCGTGACTACTATATGCTTGAGGATGAGACAAGCCCACAAGAGGCATTCGCACGTGCTGCAGTTGCATACTGCTATGACGACTTTGACTTAGCACAAAGGATTTATGACTATGCATCAAAAGGTTGGTTCATGTTTGCGAGTCCTGTACTCAGCAATGCCCCAAAACCGAATGGAAAGATTGGTGGCTTGCCTATTAGTTGTTTCCTTACTTACGTGGGGGACAATCTTGATAGCCTTATTGAGCATAATGGTGAAGTAGCATGGCTTTCCGTAAAGGGCGGAGGTGTGGGTGGGCATTGGTCAGACGTGAGAGGGATCAGCGACAAAGCACCAGGCCCCATCCCATTCCTGAAAGTGGTGGACGCTCAGATGACAGCGTACAAACAAGGAAAGACAAGAAAGGGTAGTTATGCTGCCTACATGGATGTGAGTCATCCAGATATTGAAGAATTTATTTCGTTTAAAGTGCCTACAGGTGGAGACATCAATCGTAAGTGCTTTAATTTATTTAACGCTGTGAACATCACAGATGAATTTATGGAGGCCGTGATCAATGGATCAACATTCAATCTTACAGACCCGAATACAGGAATTGTCAGAGATACAGTCGAGGCTCGCAGACTATGGCAACGAATCCTTGAAGCTCGCTTCAGAACTGGCAGTCCTTACCTTAACTTTATCGACACAGCCAGACGAGGCTTACCGGAAGCTCAAAGAAAGCTTGGATTGTCAATTAATGGCTCTAACCTCTGCAACGAAATCCATCTCGCTACAGATCAAGAACGCACAGCAGTCTGTTGCCTCTCCTCAGTCAACCTTGAAAAATGGGACGAGTGGAAATCAAGCGGAATGGTTGCAGACCTTATCCGATTCCTGGACAACGTGCTTCAATTCTTTATTGACAACGCACCAGAAGAACTTGGAAAAGCTGTATACTCAGCATACAGAGAACGTTCAGTCGGTCTTGGAGCAATGGGCTTCCACGGCTACCTCCAAAGCAAAAGCATAGCTTGGGAATCGTGGCAAGCAGCCTCTGAGAACTTCACCATCTTTAAGCAGATTAAGGAGCAAGCCAGTGAAGCAACATATCAGTTGGCAACAGAACGTGGTGAATGTCCTGACGGCAGCGGTACAGGTGTGCGTAACATGCATCTTCTGGCTATCGCTCCTAACGCTAACAGTAGCATCTTATGCGGTTGCTCTGCCTCTATTGAGCCTCGCATATCTAATTGCTTTGTTCATAGGACAAGAGCGGGATCTCACACGGTTCGTAATCCATACTTGGAGAAACTACTAGATGGGTATGGCCATAACACGAAAAAAGTATGGCAAAGCATCCTTGAAAATGAAGGCTCTGTTCAACACTTGGAGTTCCTCAACGGGTTTGAGAAAGCTACGTTTAAGACGGCGTTTGAACTTGATCAGACGTGGGTTGTGGAACACTCCGCAAAAAGGCAAGAGTTCATTTGCCAAGGCCAGTCTGTCAACGTCTTCTTCCCGGCGGGTACTGACAAAGCTATTGTCAATCAAGTACACCTCAAGGCGTGGAAGGAAGGGCTTAAAGGACTATATTATCTTAGAACGACTGCAGGTGTTACAGCGGAGAAGGTTGGGACTAAGGTAGACCGTAATGCGCTGAAGGACTTTGAAGACGATGAGGTATGTGTATCATGTCAGGGATAGACTTAAAACTAAAGAAGGCGTGGTTAAAATTACTGAGGGCATCTTGCAACAGAAATTGGGAGAAAGCACGTAAGCAACATGCTAAAATCATCGGACTAGAACTGGAGATTAAGGTACGTGAGCAACAAGATACTAGAAAGAATTGAATTGGTCAAAGACGTAGACCCTTTCAATAAACAATTATTAAATGACGCATACGACACAATCATAGAACTGTCCAACAAACTGGACACACTGGAGAGACAACTATATGAGCTTGCTGGAACAGAGCAAAAGTTATAAACCATTCAATTATCCTTGGGCTGTTACATATGCAACAGAACATGAGCGTATACATTGGATTGAAGATGAGCTAGAACTACAGACAGATGTTAACCATTGGAAATCAGACAAACTATCAAAGGCTGAAAAGAATCACATCACTCAGATTCTGCGGTTGTTCACACAGACAGACGTGGCAGTCGGGACAAACTACCTGGAGTATTATATACCCAAGTTTAAGAACAATGAGATCAGGGCAATGCTCACAGCCTTTGCTAGTCGAGAGTTCATCCATCAACGTGCATATGCCCTCCTTAATGATACTCTTGGACTACCTGAAGAAGAATTCACCACATTCTTAGAATATCATCAAATGTCTGCAAAACTGGAGTTCATGTCCGGATTAGACGTAAATTCTATCAGCGGTACAGCACTAGCTATCGCTAGATCAGTGCTGAATGAAGGTATGTCATTGTTTAGTGCGTTCGCTATGCTGCTCAATTACCAACGCTACGGTAAGATGCCAGGTATGTGTACTGTTGTAGAATGGTCTGTACGTGATGAGAGCCAACATGCTGAGGGCATGGCTAAATTGTTTAGGACGTTCTGTGAAGAACATCCAAGAGTTGTGAATGATGATTTTAAGAAAAATATATACGAAATGTTCCGCACTGCAGTCAAACTTGAAGACAAGGTTATTGACTTGGCGTATGAGATGGGTGACTTGGAAGGTTTGTCGTCAACGGACGTTAAGCAGTACATTCGTTATCTCGCAGACAGACGACTACTGCAACTTGGTCTCAAGACAAACTGGAAGGTTAAGGAGAATCCTCTACCGTGGATGGAGGAAATATTAGGTGGTAGTAGTATGAGTAATTTCTTTGAGAAGCGTGTGACAGATTATAACGCACACGGTTTGGAAGGTGATGATTGGGGATGGGCAGTATGAAGATAGGAACAGCTTTTAGTTGTAGATTTCATAATGTCTTTGGCTTGTCGCTAGAAACTGTTGAAAGCCAACCTATCTTGGGATGGACTGATGATGCTGATATTGATGACGCAGAAGTGTTTTTCTTTAATGGATGGATATTGAACATTCCCTTTTTTAAAGTTATGTGGGGAGATGTTCATAACATCTTTGAATAGTTTCACTCTCCGGTGATTATGCCCCTCCAAGTGAGGGGCTTTTTTATAACCCTACTTTAAAGTTGGAAAACTTAACAGGGTCTTGTACAATCACTTTATTATTAACAACAGCAAGCCCGGCACGTGACATTTGATCAGAAGTCACGGGAAGCATATTACCTCCTCCAACATTTATCTGCGTTTCACCTGACGGTGTCTGCACTGCTGTGCCTAACACACGTTGTTCTGATTGCGGTGATGTCTGGGCAGATGGGTATATTATTTCAATATCTGCTTTCACATCTGCAGGAGGAGCCATTTCTGTTTTAGGTGTTGCTTCTGTTGTCTCTTTGTCAACAGGAAGTTTAAGAAGCTCTACAATAGCAGCCCTATCCTGTCGTAATTGTTTTACCATGTCAGGGTTCTTAGCTACCTTCAATGCTTTATCTGTTTGGGACAATAACAATGCTAACGACTTACGCACAGGAATTTTCAAGGCTCCTTTGTATGCGCCATAGGCAACTAAACCACTCGCAAGCGTTGGTACAAGAACAGGAGCAATTGTAGCAGCTGCCGTACCGACAGAGATACCAAGACCAGCACCTACAAGTCTGTTTGTTTCTGCTTTAAACGGCAGGAGTCCTGTCACGTTTTCCCACAGACGAGTAACAGACGTTGCTGCTTCATTACCAGCCTTTACTGCAAGTTCATCCGCACCACTTAATAACAAGTGCTGTTTCTTCAAACTTGCTTTCACACCTGCATCAGGAACAGACTCTTCAAGAACATCATTCAAAGCATTACGTAGTGTTGTAGCACCTGTCTTGATGTTGTCAATCTTTTCCGATCCAAATACATCGCCTTTGTTATTCAGTACCCAGTTATCAAAATCACGTCTTACCTGATACAGTGATGATGGAGTTTTATCTGACTGTCTCCACAAACTATCAATCTTATCTGCCATCAGATTAAGAATCTTAGCTGTTTGCTCATCACCAACCATTGTTAAACGTTCTGCAAGAAGATTGTCGATTGAATTGTCAATACGACTCTGTAGAGCATAATCATCAATCTGATTGGTGTATTTACTTAAACGTCCTTGGAGTGTTGTGCTCATCTTACGTGTTTCTGTAAGAACAATGTTTAAGTTCTTTTGATAAGAATTACCTTTCTTAATAGGTAAAGACGCAAACGCATCAGCAATATCTAACTCTCTTGCTGTTGGTTGGTATACGTTAGTTTTAAGAACACCCTCTTGCGTTGTACTTTTTGCACGTTCTGCTCTGACTTGTTCTGTCAACTTTGGTGTAGTTAGATCAAGCGCAAACGCTTTACGTTCACCATGCTCTTTTGCGTTAGCTGCTTGGCGCAAATTATCTGCTGTACGTGACAGTTTAGTTCCGTCTGGGTTAGGTGCTCTGTTTACTTTTGTTTTAACAGGAGCGAGTACAACACCTATGTTAACAACAGACTCAATGTTCTTAGCTGCACGTGGGTTTGCTTCCTTGAAGTTGTTCCAAGCATCAACACCTTCTGCAAGTGCTTCAACACCTTTACGTCCAAGATCTGTATTCTCAATATACTCCAATCCTTGTTGAACAGCATCGACAACAGGCTTTTCAACATTATCAGGTATCAAGAAACTGAGTCCCTTCAATCCTGTAGAAATTGCTTCTCCTGATATGTCAAGAAAACTACCAAAAACGCCCTTACCGTATGCTTGCAATACAAACTCAGGATAAGAGATACGTCCTGCGTTGAAGTCCTTTAACGTAACATCGTATTCAGCGGCTCTGTTTTCTAAGTCTGCTTGGACGTTTGTGACAAAGTCACTAAGGAGGCTAACATCATTTTTAAGTGTTTCATTGGTGCTTTCTTTTAACGCATCGCCTACATTAGGCTGTACTTTATCCGTTTCTGATTGTGGAATGTTATACTTGAGATCAGCACCTTTAGGTAAATCAATTAACTTGCTCTTCTGTTGTGTAGTAGCAACACCTGTCTGAGCAGGAGCAGCACTACCCGGAATGTTATATCTTAATTCTGCACCTTCCGGTAGTGTATCAAGTCTCATTTAGCTACCCAACCTTCACCATCATATGTGTATGTAACATCATCAACTACAGCTTCTTGACCAATGTAGAATTCACGTGGTAGATTAGCATTTTTATAACGTGCGTTATATTGATCAACACGCTGATTGTGCTTCTTAATGGCGTACACGTTTGCACGTCTGTTTACATCAATCAAATCACGAATTGCTTTTTCTGATAATGTAATATCACCTGCTACAACCTGTTTTGCAAAATCACGGTCACCATCTGACAAGCCTGTGCCAGCACCAAGTTTACCACTACCCATGATGTTCAAGACTTCTTGGGCTGCTGTTTTCATGAATGTTTCTGTACGTGCTACTTTCTCTTCATCCCCAAGCCCTCCAAGGTTTAACACCTTAGACGTTTGCAACAGGATGTTTGCGCCTGCACCTGTGAAAATCTCTCCAGAGTTGAGTTGTGTCTCCATCTCATTAAGAGTACGAACAGATGCCGTATTTGCTTGAATGTTGTCAACACTTGTTGTGTATTGTTTCGCTTGTTCTTTACCAAGAGCCTTTACAAATTCACTCTCACCTTTCTGATCAATAGTAATTTCTGTTTTAGCTACTGGTTTTGCCTTTAACAATAAACGAGCTTCATTCAGTTTCTTAGGGTCTGCATCTATCAAGTTTAACGCTTCAACTACAGAAGCAGGATCAGAGTTATCAATTACATCATCCCCAACTTTCAAAGTCATAGCCGCATACGACTTCAGACTTTCAATGGCGTTCTTTCTTTTCTTAATATCAATCTCTTGTTGTTTTTGATTTAGCTCAGCTTCTGCAGAAAGTAAATCAGATGCTCTTTGTTCTAACGCTAATGCAGCTTGAACATTTCCAACCTGACGTAACTTCTGTGCAGCAGACTTCAAAGAAGCTGCATTTCCCATATTAGCACTAGATAAAACAGACTGAGCTTGTGCCGCCTGACGCTCCTCAGGTGTCACTGTAGCTTGCGCTAAGGCTTGTCCTGCCTGTTGGTATCCTGCCGCACCTAGCATCCCGCCTAAGCCCTGTGTGAGGCCTCTAGCGGTCTGTGCAATGTCTGTAGCCAATGCAGGACGTTGTTGTTGTAAGACAGAGCTAAAGATGCCCGGTAGTGCTGATGATGCACCACGGATAGGCCCACCAAGCTGTGCTCGCCCTGCGGCCTCATTACGCATCTTCTGAAGTTGTTCTTCACGAATTTGCCTAGGCGTCTTAAGGAGGTTTTGTATCATTGAATCAGCCATTGTTAGTCACTCCCCGGAAATAAATCACCTAAACTAATTGTTTGCTTAGGTTGTGCA